TGCCTTGAAAGAAATTGATATCTCTTTGAAATTTGGATAAGTTGCTTTCAATCTGAGATTCAAGTTTCGTAAGTTTCTTGACTTTAGATTCTGTCTCAGTTTTAGATGCAATCGCCAATTGGTTCCGCTCGACTTCGGCCGTATAGGACTCAATCTCCCCAGATAAGGTGGATATAACAATATTACTGCTGTTGATATCTTTATCGTATTCATCAATCTTTTCATCATTGTTTTGTTTAAGTTCATCAATATGTTTCTTCTGCAAATCATATTTTTGCTGTGTCAAATCAATATTATATTTTTTATTCGTAGTTAAATCTTTATTGTTTAATACCTTGTCTTTTAAAACACTATTCATTGCAGAGAATATTTGAATGTCCAATAAATCTTCTATGATTAATCGGCGATCAGATGAGGACAACTGCATGAATGGTACAAATGATGCGCTACCAAGAATAACAATTTGTGTGAAGGATTTATAATTTAATTTAAGAATAAATTTTTCAAGGTACTCTTGATAATCCCTCATAGCTGCATCTTGATTTATCAACTCACCATCACACCAAATTTCAAAAATGTTTGGTTTAATACCACGAATAATTTTATAGTGCTTGTTGCCTGTATCAAATTCAATCTCAACAACACAATCTTTACCATTGATTGAGTTTAAAAGTAGTGGTTTATTTACCGAGCGAAATGGCTTGCTAAACAAAACAAAACACAGAGCATCAAGAAGCGTAGATTTGCCAGCACCATTTTGCCCAATAATTAAGGTGTTTGGTGATTTATCTAATAGAATTTCTGTGAAGTAATTGCCGGTACTTAATAAGTTTTTCCAGCGAATAGATCGGAAAATTATCATTCTGTTTCTGTATTTAAAGCTTCAACATATAGTTCTTTCATCAATACTTTTAATTTATCGTTGTTCACAGTTAAGGTGAGGTTATCAATGTGTTTGTTTAAAATAGTAATAGTATCTTCTGCCTGATCTAGCAAATCTTGATCATTCTCAATAATAGTTTCTGTAAAATCTTCCACTATGGCTAAATTACCTACTGATGATTTGTAGAGATTGTCAATTACATTATCAAACAGATATGGATTTTGTTTGTTTAGCACAACAACTTTAACATAAGCATCTTTAAATTGTGAGTAATCATATTTTTTCCAGTATTCAAAATCTGTAACAGAGTCATCATAATTAATTTTATGAAATATCTTATTTGGATTTAAAATAAATTCCAATTCTCTGGTATCGGTATCAAAGATATGAAATCCACGAGGATCATTATAATCTGCCCATGTCATTTCGCCTGGAGTACCAACATATGTGATTTGCCCATCAGTTGACTTATGATGAAAGTGGCCACTCAATACCACATCATATCTCTTTAGAGCATCTTTGTCAAGGCCCTCATGACAAACATTGCCACGATCCATTTCAAAACCAGCTATCTCAAAATGCCCAAAACAAATTTGTGATTTAGAATCTTTTATGAACTGTATAACTTTTTCTTCATTATCGGAACATATCCAAGGAACAACATCAACATCAATACCATCAAATACCATTTTAATTGGCTCATCAATCACGGTAATGTTATCATAATCATTTAATAACATCTGAGAAGAATTGACACTCAATATATTTTTAAAATAGATATCATGGTTACCAATGATAGTATAGAATTGTATGTTATGTTTTTTTAGTTTATCAAAAAAATATTCTCTAGCTAGATAGAGTGTGTTAAAATTAATAAACTTCCTACGATCAAACAGATCACCCATTTGAAACACGGTTGTTATATTATTTTCAATTATATATGGAAAAAATGTTTCTTCATAAAATTTCTTATAATGATTATGAAATTCTAATGAATCTCCACGCATTCCAAAATGTGTGTCACCTAAAATACAAATTTTCATTTTTCATCATCTTCGTTAATTTCTTCTTCAACAAAAAGTTCAAGGCCTTTTGCCTTAACTTTCTTCTTTGCATCTTTTGTTTTTTCGTATGTTTCAATAAACTCAGCTATGTTATCATACATTTGAAATTGTTGCATTTTGCCATGTTCATCTTCATACATCTCACCCTCATTAAGTAATCCGAATTGTTGTGTGGCTTTATACTTAACATATAACTGTTTCTTTTCTTTTTGGATTCTACGCAAAAAAGCAAAGTAAATAATTTGAGTGAAGTATGCAAACGGGTTCTTTGATTTATCAGGATCAAAATTTCTAAAGTATTGAATACAATTTTCAATGCCGTCACAAATCATTTCATCACGAAAAGAATATGATACAAAGTTTGGCTTACGAGATAAGTGTTCTGCAATTTTCAGAAAGCATTCACCTACATAATTAGGGATAGGAGGATCTTCTTTATCAAGTTCTTTGGCCTTTGCACACCTATCGTGATAGTCAACTAGTGCAACAAGAAAATCTCCGTTGTTAATGTAATGTTTTTTACTCATACATTGCCATATTTCGTATTCTTAATCATACGATATCCTTTAACCAGTTCTGATATTCCAAAATTTAAATTGTATTTAGTTTTAAAACCGGTGTTTTCAATTTTTTCATTTGACACAACATAATTTCTTTGATCGGGATCTTTACCAATCTCAGCTTCAATAAATGTAAATGTTGGAACAAATTGTTTAATTGCTTCACATAGTTCCCATTTAGAAACATTAGCTTCAGACAAACCAACATTATAAATGTTGCCCTTCATATCACTAAAATTGTTTATAGCATGGCCAAAAGCATTAACAACATCACGCACATGAACATAGTTGCGTTTAAAATGGCTTTCAAATAAAATAATAAAACCATCTTTAACAGCACGATGAACAAAATCATTAACAAGTAAATCAATACGCATACGAGGTGACATACCAAATACGGTTGCTAATCTATAACTAATCGCATTTGAATGTTCCATCAATTCTTTTTCAATGATTACTTTATCAATAGCATACTTTGAAATTGGATTCAATGGTGATTCTTCTGTGCAAAACTCACCCGTTCCGTATGCGCTATTGGTCGTAGGCATAATAACAATTTGATCTTTATCTAACTTCTTCAACATTTTCTGGATAGCTTGCACATTAGTTGTATCAGCTCCAATCGGATCTTGTTTGCAGATTGGTGCACCAACTAATGCTGCAAGAGGTATAATGATATCAGCATCTTTCAACAAAAAGTTAATATCAGATTCAACTCGCACATCGCCTTTATAAACATTGAATTTTGGATTACCGCATAGATGATTTAAACTTGTTTGATCGTACATAAAATTATCAAGTACCGTAACATTATGATTAGTGTTCAATAACTCAGGAACAAGCATTGATCCAATATAACCTGCACCACCTGTAACTAATATATTAGCCATATTACACCTTGTTTATAATGTTTGTTATTGAATCAATTTCATCAAATGTCATTGAAGGGAAATTACCAATATAGAATCCATAAAAATGAACATGTTCAGTATTTGGATAATTTAAATAATGACCATCAGGAACAATACCTTTAAGATATGGCTGTCGCAATTGGTTGCCTCCTCCTGCGCTGCCCCTTCTAAATTCTATACCATAGGTTTGCATTGTATTCATCAATCTTGTAACATACTCGGGATCTTTTTTCAATAACAATAAATTAAAAGCATAATTACTAGACCCAATTAATTTAAAGTCAGTTGCAAATCTATTCATATCTAATTTTCTTAGAAATCTAAAATGGTTTTCATTACGCATTTTAACATTTTCATCTAACTTTGTCAACTGTTTTCTACCAAGTATGCCGCCCAACTCTGTGTTACGCATGTTGTAGGCTGCATGAGCAAAGATAAAATCTGGATTTAATTCTGGATTCTCTTTAACATATTTTGATTTTCTACTTGGGTTATCAATCTCACGAACCATGCCATGTGATCTAAGCATACGGAGTGTTTCATACACTTCAGGGTCATTTGTGCATACCATGCCACCTTCAATTGTTGTCATATGGTGTGCATAATAAAAAGAAAAGTTAGACATTAATCCAATGCTACCTAACAACCTGTTACCATGGCTTGCACCATGAGATTCACAAACATCTTCAATTAAAGGAATATTATGATCTGATAATTCGTAAATAAGTTTATCTGTTAATGCATTGAAGCCTTGAATATGGCTTAAAAATACAGCTCTTGTTTTTGGGGTAATTGCATCCAGTATCTTTTGATTATTCATTCCCAAGGTATCTAAATCAATGTCTACAAAAACCGGAGTGAATCCGCATTGAATAACCGATGCAATATCTGATACCCATGTAAGAGGTGGTACAATAATTTCTCCACCTTCAGGATATTTAATTTTCAAAACCGTCATAGACAAAAGATTAGCAGAGGCTCCTGAATTAACAAAAACAGAATAGTGAACACCCAACCATTTTGACCACTCATCTTCAAATTTTTTACAATTTGGACCATTAGTTAAAATTGGATCATCTTGTTTTAGATGTTCAATAAGAGCATCTAAATCTGATCTACTAATATTATTACGCATCAATGGATATTTCATTATGTCCTCACGATTTCAAAACTAACTGTGTTCCGTCTGTATCAAATTTAAATGGTATCCAAACTTTGATAGACTTCATTCTATATTTAAACTCTTTTTGTTTTTCAGGAGGAACAAGAAACATAAAGAATCCTCCACCTCCTGCTCCCATCAATTTACCGCCTAGTGATCCACATTTAATAGAGTTGTGATAAATGTCATCAATCCAAGGCTCTGTTACACCATCAGCTAGTTCCCTTTTTAAAGACCAGCCATCATGTAATAAACCGCCAATTGTTTTCATATCAGATTCTTTTACTAAACAATCTATTGCTTTATTACTAAGGTCAAGAATAGAATTAAGAAAACTTTCTATAGTACCTTTTTTAATATTTTCCACTTGTTTTTTGGAAACACTTTCCGAAATTCTACTGACACCAGAGAACCCTATCATAATATAATTTTCAAGCTCTTTACGATAATCATATGATAAAGGTAAAGCACTAGATTGCCAATATTCACCTGGACCCATTTCAATTAAACGAATGCCACCATGTGCGGCCATAATTTGATCTTGTATTCCAACATTCTCACCTATTATGTTTTGCTCAACAAAAATGGCTTCTCTTGATAATCTTTCACGGCTAACTTCTTCACCTTTTAATACATGTAATGCGTGTAACAATCCAACCGTAAATGATGAGCTTGAACCTATGCCAGATCTAGCTGGTAAATCTCCATCATATGCAATAGAAATACCATTTGGTATGTTCATATATTTCAAACAAGCTTTTACTGATGGATGATTGATCTCTGAAAATGTATTGACACTTTCAATTTTAGAATACACAACTTGATTTTTATGTTCAAAGAATGGTGGCAATACCTTAACGGTAAAATAACAATAGTTAGCTATAGCAGCTGAAACTACCCGGCTAGGTTTATTTTTAAACCATGCTGGATAGTCTGTACCGCCACCAAACAATGATATTCTATATGGAGTTTTGGTTATAATCATAAAAAATTATTCACTAGTTAATACAGGATTAACCACATCTGGCATCGCTGGTGTTTCCCATCCTTCAATTGGTTCAATGTACATATTAGATTTAAATTCTGCTCTATCAATGTATGGGTACATATCTTCAATTGGTGTACTCCAACCAAAAATTCTAGGTTCATATGTGTGATATTCATCAATATCCAAATCACATACGATTGATTCATCAGACTCTAAAATTTCAGAAATTGTTTTCTCAACATCACCTGGATTTTTTAATGATACAGTTTTAATACCGTATGCATTACAGATATCAATAAAATTTGGTGGTGAATATCCTTTTGGTCCACAAGCTTCTGCTCGGCCTTGGAAGTTTGTTTCTTGATATGCTTTTGTAATGCCGTAAATATGATTATTCATAATGAAAGTTTTAATCTTACAGCCATAATTTTTGATTGTTTGTAACTCTTGAATGTTCATATTAAAACCGCCGTCACCAATAATACAGACAATAGTTTTTTCAGGAGCTGCAAACCAAGCACCAATTGCCGCAGCAAAAGAGAATCCCATTGGAGAGTTACCGTTATTTGTAATGAAGTGTTGACCCAATTTGGTTTCAAATGCCTGTGATGCAATAACAATGTTACCACCACAATCAGCAACAATTACACCATCATTTTTAATTTGTTCAGCAAGCTGCCGCATGAATCGGTAAGGGTGAATTACTGTTGTTGATGATCCAAAATTTGGTTTTACTGGATCATATTTAACTTTCCATTCTTGAGCTTCTTTCAACCAATCATTGTGTTGAGGTTTGTATCCTGTTTCAATAATTAATTCTTTAAGTATTGATAGAAACAACTTGGCATCAGATTTAATATTTACATCAAACGGAACTTGTTGCAATTGAGGTTGTAATTGTGCTTCATCAATATCAACCATAATTTTTTTGGCATTTCTAGCAAAAGAAGATACATTACCTCCTGTAATACGGCCTGAAATTCTTGATGCCACAGAAATTAACAGATCACTATTTTGAATAGCGAAGTTTCTTCCTGCACCACCATATGTACCAACACGACCACAATATGTTTCTAGGTCACTAGTAACAATGTCTAATGCATTCCATGTTGGAAATGTAGGCACTTGCAACAATTTAGAAACTTCTTGTAGTAAAGGAATAGCTTGTGCATTTTTTACTCCACCACCAACTAAAATAACTGGTCTAGTTGATTTCTTTAAATCTGCCAATAATTCTAACACTAAAGATTTAATTCTTTTTTCATCATATTCAGTAGTATGAATGCCTACATCAAATCCAATTTGTTTTTCTGGATCAATTAGTTTCTTTTGTAGATCAAGAGGCACATCAAGAAGAACAGGACCTGGTCTTCCAGATTTAGCTAGATGAATTGCTTTTTCAATTTCATACTTAACTGTATTAGGATCAACAAGCATCTTAGCATATTTTGTAATTGGTTTAACAATTGAAACAATATCCGTTTCCTGAAAACCAATCTGACGCAATGATTCATCAGGCCTCAAAAACTTACTGTTGATTTGACCTGTAATGAAAATTGCAGGAACAGAATCATAAAAACAGTTACCAATTGGTGTAACAAAATTCATACCACCAGGACCACTTGTTGCAATGGAGACACCAATCTTACCTGATGTTTTTGCATAAGCTTCAGCTGCAAAACCACCAGCCTGCTCGTGCATTACAGCAACATAAGAAGTTTTTTCTGTTCTGGTGAAAGCATCAATAAGATCACCGTTTGCAGCACCATAGACAACAAACATCTTGTCAATGCCTTCATCGGCCAATTTATTAATTATATAATCTGCAATTTTTATCATTATGTCTCCAGTAATTTTCTTTTGAGTTTAATCTTTCGGGTTTCATTTAATTCATTAACGGCTTTATCACCAAATTTTGTTTTGACCATGTTTAGATAATTTTCATTTGAATGATAAATGTCCCATGCATAATCTCTAAAGGATAAAATTTGTGCGGCTGTTAAGTTCTCACTTGCCAAATTCAAAGTATCATATGAATGTTGACTATAACCTGAATATGTTTTTGGTAAATCTATGTTAAATAGTCTAGCTTGATTATGTAAAGGACTACCAGGATATGCCATGGCAGAATACATGTTAGTCATTTCCGTTGGATTCTCTAATGCAAAATCAAGTGTTGCTTGCATTGATTCTTGTGTATCAAATGGCAAACCAAATATGTAATTACCTGCAATGTTGATACCAGCTTCACGAATAACTTTAAATAAATCTAAAATTCTAACCTCTTGAAATCCTTCTTTATGAATTTCTTTTCGTAGATCATTGTTTGGGTTTTCAATACCTAGACCCAACCAATTTACTCCGGCCTTTGCAAGTTTATCTAGATGCTTTGGTTTACATGTATCAACTCTTGAATATGCCCAAATGTTAAAGTCATATCCTCTTTCAATAATCAAATCACAAATAGCCTCAAAGTGTCTTGGATTTAACACAAATAGTTCATCAGCAATCTTTACATTCTTAACACCTTGTTCAGCAATGTAATCAAACTGTTTAATAATGAATTCAGGAGACCACCATCGGAAAATATTACTATCTTCTGATGAGACATTTGAACCTTGTTTTGTTCTATTGATAATGTTAATCATACAAAATGAACATTTGTACGGACATCCAAGGCTGGTATAAAGTGCAGCGAATGGTTGTTTTTCAGTATCGTTTGTCCAAGAATGCCACCCAGCTGTTCTATATCTAGAAAGTGGCGGCAATAAATCCCATGCCATTCCAGATAATTCAACATCAAGAGAACTTCTTGGAACAATTTCAGAAGGTGGATTTAAACAAATTTGGTTATCGTTTGTTCTAAAAACCAACCCATCAATCTTCTTTAAATTGTGTTCGTCAAATGAGGACAGTTTTAACAAATTTTGAATTGTATATACGCCTTCATTTTGACAAACGGCATCAATGAAACTTTCTTTTTCAAGTGTTTCAATTGGCAATGCAGCAACATGGCCGCCAACAAACAATACAAAAGTATTCGGTTCAAGATTTTTTAATTCTCTTGCCGTTGCAGTAGCGCCTTCCATGTTTTGAGAAGATGCGGATGGTTGTTGGCCATATACAACAAAACAAACAACCTTAGCTTTGTATTCAGTAATTCTTTTAGCAGCTGAAAGATAATCTAAACCTTCAACCTCTGCATCAAGAATTTCTGGCCTGAATCCTTTACTTCGCACACTATTGGCCAACATTGCTGCCCATATAGGTGGTTCAATTGCTGCATTGTTTTTAGCAAGGCCTTGGTATATGACCTCAGATGCATTTGGATGCACAAAAAGAATGTCAATCATAAAATTCCTATTATATAAATCAGTCCAACATAATACACTATCATATGGTGTTTGTCAAGCTTTATTTGGCAATATTTAATTCACTTGTTACTTTATCTAATAATACTAAAACTCTTGTCTTATAACCAAAACCCAACATACCTGATTTCTCACCTTGTTCATAAGGTGGTATTTTACCAATACTTGTGTATTGTTCGGATGTTAGGTCAATGATGTTACCGTTCTTGTCAACTACCCACCAGTGATAGATTTGACCATCAAAACCTCGGTGCATGTGCATTGCCTTGGGACCAAAGATTTTATACAAACAACCGGCTGCGGTGTGGCAATGACCAAAGGTTGGATTGCGAGAGTTGCGTTCTCGCCACTTCTTAGCAATCAAATCTGGTGTAAGATTCTTGCGAATCAACTCAGATACCACTTTTAAATTTTCATTATTATATTCTATCATTCAACCATCCTAACATAAAATAGGAATAAAGCAAGCTCTTTAGGAAATTAACACCATCATTGCCACATTAAGGGCTTGACATGTGTTATCATAGCGGTGTTGATGTTTAAGATTAGTTAATGTAGGTACTTCCTAAGGTCCTGTAATTCTTCCAATTCTTCTTGATCTTCTTCGTAATCGCCTTCTTCATCATAGTTTTCCATTTCAGTATCATTCATTAGCATATCTTTTTCCACTTCAATCACGGTATTATTATAATGTCCTATAATCTTTTCTCTTGGTTGAAATACCGATAAAATGTCTTGAACGAATAACTTGGCAGAAACATTGTCTATCAATTCTAATGGTAACCACGGACACATCATCATAACAGCTTTACCTGTAGGCAACCTCTTAAACATTAATGACATTGGGTTGGTTAACAATACTGTACCTTCACCATCATCTTCTTGATAATTAGCAATGATATCTTCACCATTTTGTAATCTAACTATTTTAATGTTATCCATTCTTAATCTCTATGTTGTATAGTTTATAGCTAAACTTTTCTTCATCATATATTTTCAATCTTTCAATAAGATGTTTTAATGTATAATTTGTAAATTTACCAATTCTGAAGTCATCGGATATATCAAACAAAACGGCTTCTTCTTTATTATCACCTAATCTAAGTCCTCTACCAATTGATTGTAAGTTACGGATTTTAGATTTAGATGGGCTTGCAAAAACAATGTTATGTAGGTTACGGATATTTATACCTGTAGAAAAAGTACCGTATGAAGCCACAATAATAGCATCTTTTTCTTTTTCAGTAATAGAACGGATAGATTCTCTAACTTCAACATCGGTACCTCCGTATACAAAGAACACTTGTCTATTCTTGGTGTGTTGTTTGATTAGTGCGTGTAAATCTCTACCGTGTTTTTCTACGAACTGAAATAATATGAGTGTGTTACCTTTCAATGATAAAGTTAAATTCTTAATGAATTCATTTCTAGCAGCATTCATAACTATATATTCTATTTCTTGATTGTAGTCCCAATCTTTAGCCATCTTACAAATAGCATCAGGGTATTTCAGTATCAAACATTTAATTTTAAATGTTGCCAGTTGTCCCTTATCAATCAATTCTGCCGTTGATGTGGCCTTGTAAACTGGACCAA